CTTGCTCTATTTGTTCGCCACGTCGCTTGATGGCGTCTAGCTCAAATTCGCTTGCCTTGCGATCTTGAGCATTTTTTAGCTCATAGTCATTTCGACTTTTAGCGATACCAAAACGTGAGTTCTCTAAGCTTACAAGCGCTTGGCCAAGGTTGATGTTTGCTTGCTGAATGCTTTCACGGCCAGCAGTCTCAGCAATTAGGTTTTTTTGTGTTGCCTCATACAACTGCCCTTGCGCAGTCAGCTCTTTCGTCTTTTCTGCATTTTGCTGTTTGGCTATTCTCAGCCGCTCAGCGTCTGCAGCAGCGGTAGCATTCGTTTCTCCTAGGATGTCGCGCTGCTTAGCCGCAAAGTCTTTGGCTAGCGTCCCTATCGAAAGCTGAATTTGCTCAAATTGCTTGCCGCCTAGATTAAGCTCGCCAAACCAGTCACGGCTGGCCCCCGTGTTAGCAATGGCAACACTCAGCAGGTTTTTGGCTTCTTGGTACGATATGCCATACTGCTTCGCAATTTGCTCAAGGTGCCCAACTAGCTGGTCTGCATCCTTCGCGGCCAATCCAAAGGAATCCCGTAGATCTTTAGAAGATGATTGTACCTTTAGCTCTTTTAGTGCATCAACCAAGGCAGTTACTGTTCCAGCAACTGTTGGCAGCAGGTTGGTCCCAAAACTGGTCTGAAGATCAGCCCATGCGTTTTGCAATTTGGCTATATTTTGTGCTGCGGTAGGCAACCCTCCCGCACCTGCCGTCAGTTCATTCAAGCCCTTGGTTAGGGCTGGAAAGAACTCCGACGAAGATAGCCTTCCTGTCTCCACTAGCTTGATCAGTTCCTGCTGGCTGATCCCGAGCCCTTTAGCCGTGGCAGCTAGCGCAATCGGCAGCCGTTCGCCCAACTGCCCGCGCAGCTCTTCCATGGCCACGGTGCCCTTGGATGCCACCTGCTGCAGCGCCAGGAGGCTGCCGCTGATCTCGTCATTGGACAGCCCCAGCGCTTGGCCAGCCTTTGCCACCGCGCCAAACAGGTCTTTCTGCTGCTGCAGTGGCACCCCGGCAGCCGTCGCTGCTGCGGTGAAGCTGCCGAAGTTGTTGGCTAGATCCTTGAACGACAGGCCAAGCGTGTCAGCAGTGTCTCGGGCAAAACCAAGCGCACCCGCTGCACCTTGAGAGCCGAGAGTGTTGGATAGCTTGCGGGTGATCGTTTCCAGCTCTATGGCCTGCTGGACTGAACCCTTGAGGAAGCCGACTACCGAAACACCAACACCAAGGGCGCCAAGTTGACCAAGGACCCCGCTCAAAGCCTTAGCAGCCACGCTGGTTTGCCCCAGCGCCTTGTCCATTTCACGCTGAGTACTGATCAACTCCCGCTGTGCCTGGTTGAACTCACGCGAGCCGATCTTTGTCTTTTCCAGCGCCTGGTTAAGGTCCGACAACCGACCACGCAGCCCATTGATCGTCTGCTCGTTGCCGCCGAACCCCTGCTTGAACTCCTGCCCCGCCTGCCTCCCCGCTTGCCCGATCTGCCGCGAGGCATCGAGCACGCCCTTCACATCGGCCGTAACCTTGACAACCCACTCATTGCCTGCCATCTCAGCTCTCCGGTGTTACGACGTACTGGGTAGGATTGGTCCAACTGATGACGTACTGATCCAGCACCCCGAGCCCCTGCCCTGGTGCATCCCCGCTGATCGGCACCGCTCGGCACCCCGGCAGCAGGCTGATGATCCGCTGCGTCAGCGCCGGCAGGGCCAGCAGGCTGGTTGCGGGCGAAGGGGTCATCACGCCAGCGGCCACTGCAGCAGAGGCGATGGTGCTGCCCGCCAGCGCATAGCTCAGGGTGAACGGTGAGGCCGTGGTGGCAGCGGTCACCGTGAAGGTGCCATTCAGGGCAGCGAAGGGGGCCGGGAGGCCGCTCACGGCTACCTGCTTGCCTACGCCGATGCCATGGGCGGCTGCAAAGGTGAGGGTGGCCGTGCCTGACGCAAGGGCGGCATTGGTGATCGCCTGCGGTGCCACCTGCAGGGCAGACCACTCGGACACGTACAGCCGGAACTGGGGGTTCAGTCCCGTCTCCCCGGTGAGGTACGGCACGGTGCCGTAATCGGGGTTGGCGAGGATCACCACCTCCAGGCCAGCCACAGCCACCCCCTCTGGTAGCTGCTCATTGCGGCGCACCACGGCGATGGCGGGGACAGGACTCTGGCCGCGAGGCGTGTACGTGCCAAGCAAAGGGGCCGCCACCGCATCGCCCGCCAGCAGGTCGTAGATGCCTTGGGCGGTCGTGGGCAGGCTCATGCCCCAGCTTTCCCGGCGGGCGGGCCGATCCGGGAACCGGGAGGCGTTGCCCTTTCCAAACGGCTTACAGATGGGGTAAAATCCAAAAGCCACCACCGCACGACCGATCATGGGAGAGGCAAGGTGCCGTAAAAAGGCGCTGGGATTTGCTTATGGCACGCCGGAGGGTAGTCGCTACGATCCGCCAACGCCCAGTTTTCAGCTAACTAATGATATTGTTTGTAGTTACCTGTCAAGAGACGACATAGTAAATCTTATAGAAACCTGTCAAAAACCAGGCCCTTGGGAGCGCAGGTATGCACCAATAGAAGCGCAAAGACACCTTTGCAAAGAAGTTGTAATCACCTGCTATACAGATACCTTTTTAGTGATTGCCCTGGTACCCCCGAACACACCATGAGTAAAGACAGCGATCATCCGCACCGTTTGATAATGAATGACGAGGGTCTAAAAGAGGCTCAGCAAGCAGCAGCATTACTGGAGCTTGACAACCATGCTCAGGCCATCAGCCTTGGACTAACTATTGTTTTAGAGCACGCCAAATCTTGCGCAAGGGGCAAAACGGAAATAGTTTTTTGCAAACCCGAACTAAAAGCACTTTTAAAAAACAACCCAAAATTCATCGAAGCCCTTTGTGAAGAAGGCGTAGTCGAATGGCTGACGCCTTTTGTTCTCACCAAGTCCAAGCAAGGCGGCTAACACCCCGGAAACCTGCCGCAACACTGCCCGCCCACCATGGAAGCCCCAGTCACGGAAGCCCGCTCCTGCCCACGCTGCGGCGCCCTATGGCTAGGTGAGCAGCTTTACTGGTCAGGCACCGGCAGGAAGGCCTCTGAGCTTGATCTGGCGGGGCTGGTGTGCAACATGGTCAACGATCCGGTCTGCATCAACCCGTGCAAGGGCCGCGAAGGTGGCGACACCTGGGCCAAGCGCGTGGAGTTCGTTAGTCAGCTGTTTAGCGCTGAGGCGTAAGGGCATCAAGTAACCGTCAAGTACCCATCAAGTACGGCAGGCATGAAAAAGCCCCGGCAGTACCGGGGCCATCAACTCAAACACCGGGATTTCCGTTGTTTGCTTGGCTACCACTTCACCCTGTTTGCCCAGTAAGCGGCGCTCATCGGACCCTTGGCGATGTTGTCAGCGTGGCGGGCCTTGAAGCTCGCACGGCGGGCCTTCTGCGCATCGGTGCGAGGGTTCTTCCCGGCACCACTCACCCCCTGCTGACCGAACCGGATCAGCCGGACCTTCTCACCCTCCTTAGCCAGCACCGCATGGCTCTTGGTGGCGTGCTGGGGGGTTCGCTTGGGCTTGTTATAGCCCTCAAACGTCTCCCCCCGAACAGTGATCGCCATGATCAGAGCAGATCGAGGCCCACCTTGCCGTAGCCCGCAAGCGCCACCTGGAACTTGATCACGGTCCCCGCCGCCTGCTGCGGCTGGTAGTTCTCGAAGAACGCAAACCCGTACTCCACTTGCCGACCGTTGTTGGGGCCGATGACTGCATATTTGACCATCAACTTCTCGGTCACGTTGAACTCCTCGCAGAACCGCATCGCACGCCATGCGGTATCGGAATAGTTCATCGCGCCTTCTAGGCTCCAATCCTTGGTCCGAGACACGGGGATGGGAGTGTCGTAGGAACCTGCCTCATCGTCATAGATGATGACGCTTTCCTTGTTGGTGCTGTTGCTGGGCTGCAGGTTGCTCAGCCCCAGCAGGCGGAACGGTGCATCGGTGCCGTCAAGCAGCAACGAGGGGGCCACCACACCGGCAGATACGGCAGCTGAGGTGATGTTGGTGCCGGTGAGGGCGTAAGTCAGGGTGAACGGGGAGGTGGTGGTCACCGAGGCCACCACGAACGAGCCGTTGAGGCTGGTGAAGGGAGCCGGGAGATCCTTCACGGCGATCCGCTTGCCTACCTCGATGCCATGAGCAGCCGCAAAGGTCAAGGTGACCACGTTGGATGCCAGGGCGGCATTGGTGATCGCCTTGGTGCCCACGCCCAGCGCGAAACTGTCACCAGTCCCGGCAGTGATCACCGTGGCGGAGGAGCTTTGCAGCGTAGTGTTGTTGATGAACTTGCCGGTGCCGAGGCCACCGAGCGTTACCTGAGTCAGGTCCACCGATGCCGACTTCATCGGCACAAAGAAGAACCGGAACCCGTAAGCCTGTTCCCACGTTTGGGCCATGATCGTTCCGGCCTTGCCGGTGCGTTACCCCGCAGGTTCCCGCCATGGCTTAAGCCTCCGCAGCGGCTTAGGTGGGAAAGCTGGGGCATGGCTTCCTACCCTCGCGGCGTTTCCCACTGCCCCCATAACGCACACCGCCCGTATCAGGCTCGGGTGTGGTGGGCTGGTCGGCGGTGGTCGCTGGGTTACTTCACGTCGATTCAGGCAGCAGCGCAGGCGGTTGAGGATTGCTACCGGGAGATTGAACGATGGGCAGCCATGAATCTGCCGCCGCCCATGCTGGCGCTGCAGCATCGGGAGAGGGTGGCACCAACAGGGTCACCAGCCGCTGCGGATCATCCGCCAGCCTGAAGGTGCGGGGCTGGCCTGATGCGGTCTCCTCAGCCAGTAGCAGCCCCCGCCAGCCGTCCTGATGTTCCACTGGGGCAAGCAGCAGGGCATCGTCTGCCTGCAGGGCCAGCAGTGGGGGCGGTGGCGTCCCCTCCCCGGCGGTGGCCAGAGCGTCGTAGAAGGCCATCGCAAAGCCTGGCACCTGCCTTGCCTCGCATAGGGCCAGCATCGCTGCACCGGCTACAGCAGGCGGTCCCTCGGCAGCGTCCTGATCCTTCGGCGGGAGGAACCAGCAGAACTCCTCCATTGTGAACGGCTCGCGGCGCTTATCGGGATCCCGGTGAGCGCTGGCATACCAGGCGTGGAGGTTGGCGATCGGCCGTTCTGCCGCGTGCAGCCGCTCCCTCAGGAGGCGGGTTCCTTGGTCGAGCGCTTCCCAGATGAAGGCTTCAGGGCACCAGGCGAATCGCTCGCGGGCGAAGGCGGGGTTGTGGGGCCAGAGATCGTGCAGGCGCCAGAAGATTGCGCCCCAGTCGGTTGGGGCAGGTTTGGCTTTCCCAGGCTGTCGGCCATCAGTTGCAGGGTGGCCTTGGGATCAGCCGGTGCCGCGCCGCCGCGTTGCTCGCGCAGCATGAAGCTGTAGATGGCGTTGCGCAGACCCTCGGTGAGGTTGCGGGTGTCGTCGTCGGTCCACTTGGCGCAGTCGGGATCCACCTTGCCCAGCCGGTAGACGATCGCGGCGGTGACCAGCCGGGTGACTTGGGCCTCGTTCTGGGCGCTGAGGCGGTTGTCAATGTCGCGGATCAGGCGGTGCTCCCGCTGCCGGATGGCGTCCTCCAGGGGCTCCAGCACCACCGGGATGCCGATGTGCTTGGCCATCAGGCGGGCCGCCACAAGGTTCGCCGTGGCCTCGGGCAGGTCGTCTGCCTCGCGGATGATGCTTGCTAGGCGGTGGGTCTGCTCGTTCACCGTGCTCTGGTAGTCGATTTCATCGAGCAGGATGCGCTCCCCCACCAACAGGGCATTGAACACCGGGAACTGGAGGATGCCCGTGCTCTCATCCCCCACCTGTTCGACCTTGACTTCCGGGGCGGTGACAAAGGGAAGTGGCACGGTGCTGCGGTTGTGTTTTCCCAGCTTGCCGTAGTGGCTTAGGGAAGCGCAATGGCTTATGATGCGGGGGCCGGGTGGCCCTTGCGGGGTCCATCTGCGGGGGGCGTCCCACCTGGCACCCATTCACCACCACTGACCGACTGACCATGAGTAAAACAGTCAAAGTCCGTATTGCCGTTTCAGTTGACTGCAATGGCGACTGGTCATCAGCAGGTTGGAGCAGCACCGATTCTACCGATTCTGAAAATTTTCACAGCTACACAATCGACTCGTTGGAGCCGGGTGAGAACCGTTACTGGCTAGAAGCAGAGCTAGAGGTTCCCGAAACCAAAACCATCACCGCTCAAGTCAGCCAGCTACCGCAGGCAGGCTAAGATCGCCGCCCTTCCCCTGGCACCCATTCACCACCACCGACCGACCATGGGACAAGCAAAGCAGCCCCCGACAAGATTTGCTGTACGCATGTCATACGCACTTGCAGCAGACTTTGAAGAACTTGAGCAAGAGCATGGCCTTTCACGAGGTGAAATCTTTCGCCGTGCTATAGCTCTTTACAAACTGGCAAAGCAGAACGAAATCAATCGCGGAAACTTCATCCTGCGCAGTTCAGACGGCGGCCTGCGCGTGGTGGTAGGCATCTAGCGCTCTGCATCACGACCCAGCCACCGCCCTCAGGATCCGCTGCTGTAGCCTCTGCCCCAGCGGGAACACCGGGATCCCCGGTGCCTGCACGGTGCCCCTCACCGCATCAGTCCATGGCCTGGCCGGGAGGATCGTGCCATTGCGCAGGCGGGCCCCCTGATGCACGGCTGTGGCGTACTGGGCGCTCCAGCGGGCTTCCATCGAATAGGCGTCAGGGAAGGTGTAGGTGCCGCTTTGCCGCAGGGTGCCGATGTCCACGATGTTGCGCGGGCTCCCAACGACCCCCACGCGGCGCTTCGTTTCCCGTGGCCAGTTCCAGGCCGAGGGGTTAAACGATGCCTGGTACCGCCCGAACAGCTCGGCAAAGGTATTGCGGGTGATCTCCTGCAGCTTCCCGTTCAGCTCCCCCGGACCGGGGCCTGTAACGGTGGTTTCGACGCGGATGCTCATGGTTCAGATCGCGGTGGACAGAGCAGCCCGGAACTTGTCCCCCAGGGCCTCGCGTAGCTCGATCCCGATACCGCCCACACCGAAGGGCTGGCTCAGCTCCAGGATCCTTATTTGCCCCTGCTCAGCACCATCGGCCAGGGTGGGCAGCACGGTGAGGTCAGTGAGCACCGCTTCCCCCGTCGCCCCCGGCAGCATCCCAGCGGGCCTGTAGCCCGTCTCATCCCAGCTCAGAGAAGCACCGGCTACCAGCCAACTTGCGGAGCCCAGCAGCGCCCAGCGGGTGATGTAGCCCTCCAGGATCAACGACCCTGCCTTTACCCCCGGCAGGTCCTGCTCACTGCGGCCCTGGCTCTTAGCGAACGCCTCGACCACCACCGCAGGGCCAGCAGCAGGCACCCCCGCACGAAAGCTGGTGATCGTCCCCGGCGGTGCCCAGAGCATCCGCAGGTTGGCGTAGGGGGCGAAGTCGGTGGCCATCAGCTACGCACCAGCATCGCCATGCCGCTGCCGCCGCCCACGACCGGTTGGATCCCCAGCGTCTGGAATATCCGCCCTTTTAAGTCGGCCAAACGTCCGCCGAGCACGGCGCCGGCCGTCCCACCAGCGCCGCCCGATTCGTACTTGACCCGCAGCAGGCTGGTGTCCCACTCCAACACGTCGGCCTTCTTCTTCAGGTCGTCGCGACTGAGGGTCTTGCCAGGGGTTGGGCCTTCGTAGCTCGCTGCATTGTTGAGGTGTGCCTTGCCGCTCTCCACCTGATCCGCGTAGTCCGCCTCCAGGTTCTCGATCTCGTCGATCCATCGTTGCACCTGCACAACAGCAGCAGTGGAGGTGATTGCCACCCGGTTGAGGATCGAGGTCAGTTCGGTCAGGTTTGTTACCGACAGGGGCCAGCCCGCATAGCCACGGATCAGCTCGCGATCATCCCGTGGGGTAATCCGCCACAAACTGTTGAGGATGGGGATAGCCATGGCGCCGCACGATCTGGCTCAGGTTTCCGGGAAAGCTCAGCTAGTAATCGGGTTCCCCGTGTACAACGACAAGGCAGGCAAGGGCATGGCAATGAGCAAAGGTGCCAAGGGCACTGCCAAGGGCCCGAAGCCAGCGATGGCGAAGAAGGGCAAGCCAGCAAAGGGCGGCATGAAGGCGAAGTGATCAGGCTTGGGCTAGCCAGCTCCTGATCCGCTCCTCTCTCGCGGCTGTATGGAACGGCTGCGCGTGATACCAGGTCCACACATCGCAGTGGTTCTTCGACACGTTGCAGCCAGCACAGGCCGGCACAAGGTTCGATCGCACCGTCATGCCCCCCTTTACCTTGGGGATCACATGGTCGAGCGTGATTTTTTCTGGCTCGCATCCGCAGTAGGCGCACGCACCGTCCCACGAATTGATGATCTCCCTCCTGAAGCTATTTTTGGTGACACGTTTGGAAACAAGCTCTGATCCTTCAATCCGATGGGACAAAGTGTTACTCGGTGAAGACCGGGAATGAACCAACGAAACCCAAGCGGCTGTGCAGGAAGCGCATCCCCTGCTGCGGTCGCTCGGGCCTATATCCCTGGCGGTGCCCATACGGGGCGCAACCAGGAAGGCTGCCGTTGCCGGTAGCCCTACCAAAGCTGAGGGTGTGGAAGTGACCGTGGAAGGTGTTATCGGCTGGGATGCTCTGGTCGAGGTTCTTCACATGCTTGTCCACGTTCCAGAGTGGGCCAGCGGCGCCACCGTTGTATTTTACCGAATCGCCATGAAAGAACCTGATCCGCTTGTCATATAGATCCAGGTAAAGGCAGT